GGCTCATGTGCCACGGTGCATCTGTCGTATCTCAAGCTTAACCTGGCGCCAATTATGTACCGAGTGTTCAGCACTTGCGTACTGGTATTTTCTCGGGTTGGAGTGTAAAAAACTTCAATACAAGGGAGAACAACCAGGCTGTTAGACAATAATGGTCCTTACATAGGGGACTTACGCCCCCTCGCAAGAGGGAAAGCGGGTCTAATGGCACCTCATTTATGAGGTGAAATCCGTGCTTCATCTGAAGCTGCGATAATGTAGCATTACGGTTCTTATCCAAATCATGGCTAAATACTCACCGGCCATATCTTATGATAGGGTTCCGGATCCAGGCTCACGCCTAAGGACCCCTGGAGGATTGCTATCCCCCTGAGAATCTTCTTAGGGAGAGAAGGAGAGTAAATAACTACAATTTGAATATGAAAAATAGAGTACAACGTCAACTAATATACCGCGTCATGTGAAATGACGAGATTTTATCAGCTAACATTGCTCCATTATCCGTAACGAGACATCTGTCAATATGACAGTTCTCACACGATTCGTGGAGAGGCGCAAGCCTCCAAGGAAGAAGCCAAAGGGTCAAAAATACAATGTTGACTCTTAGCTCCTTGATTGGAAGGAATACGGATGCCATTAGAGGTCTGGTCCATAGAAATATGGGCCGGGGACTCATTGGATGACTTATTAAAGTTACCAGTGCAGTCCTCTTCCACTGTAAACCTAGTACTGCAAGGCAGGTTGGTCGATTCTGTTCCCGGCTGAGATTCCTTATGAGAACTCAGGGGGAAAAGGGTACAACATTGTACCTGAAATCTTGCCAAGTTCTCTTACAGCAATCTATTGCTGGTTATAAGGTGTCCGATATAACAGAGCTGAAAAGCCGAGTTAAGCGGACTAAAGCTGGATTACCTACCATTATTCCTGCTGAAGTTCGGAAACGAATCCGGGCTAAGGATGTCCATAGTATTAGACTATGGATGACCTTGTTCGGTTGATATCGTATTTGCCAGTTCTCTGGTATGTTGAGTTTATCAACTATCACCGATCCTGGTAAACACTTATCTAATGCTCTTCTAGAGGAGTGAGAAACTTTTCTAGAGAAGCAGTTCGTTCCGACTTTAGCACTATTAATGAAAGGTAAGAAAGTAGAACTGTCTCAACCCCAACCATTTCCCATCTCAAAGTCTTCTCCTAATACAATTGGAGAAATCCGGGACGAACAAGGTAGATTGATAGAGAGATCTCATGTCTCAACATCTTTCTATTCTCTTGTTCGTGCTGGAAAACAATGAGTTGGATCGGATTTGTTTCCGATTCTTCGCTCGTTTCTTACGAAGTGAGCAAAGAGAGATGGCCAAAAGTTCCATCCAATGATGGAGCGTATTGGTTGAGCCGCGTCTAACGAATGACACTTCCAAGACTCTAAGGAGATGGTCAAGGAAGGCTCAGGCGTTAAACGTGGTGAATTTGGGGTTCACGGTCTTGCCAAGCTTGGATTTAAGGTCGAAGCTGCTGGTAAGATCCGTGTTTTTGCTATGGTAGATGCATTTACCCAGTGGGTCATGAAGCCAATCCATGATTGTATTTTCTCAATTTTGAGACAAATACCCATGGATGGGACTTTTGATCAAACTCGTCCAGTGGAGCGCTTAGGGTGGTTATCACCTTTTAATAGGTGATTCTACTCTATAGATCTTTCGGCGGCAACGGACAGACTTCCAGTTCGGTTACAAGTTCCCTTAATGGGACAAGTACTGAAATGGGCTGGTCTTCCCGAACCGTTCGAAGCAGCCCAGGAATGGGCTGATCTGTTGGTCAAAAGAGCGTATAAAATCGCTCTTCCTCTGTTTCCAGAGTTTGACATTCCAGAGGATCTACCTGAATCAGTGACCTACTCAGTAGGTCAACCGATGGGAGCACTTTCATCTTGAGCGATGCTGGCGTTAACGCATCATGCTATAGTTCATTGAGCTGCTCTACGGGCTTATAAACTGGGACGACCCGTGAAACTATTGTTCACTGAGTATGCTATACTCGGTGATGACATAGTTATCGCAAATCGTGATGTGGCTGTTCAGTACATCCAGATTTTGAACCAAATCGGTGTTAAAGCCGGTCTGGCCAAATCTATTGTATCGAAGGGTCAATTTGTTGTTGAGTTTGCGAAGAAATACTTTACCCCAAATGGTCGAGCAGACATGCTCCCCATGAAGGAATGTATAGCTACGTATTCATCAACGTTGTTAGTCTGTGAATTTGTTAAAATTCACGGATTATCATTAACACGGATTTTAACGTTCTTGGGCTACGGGTATAAAGCTAAAAGTAGAGCGGTTACCGCTCTATTTTCTAACCTACCCCGTCGCTTACGAACCCTACTCATATGAATGAGGTCTCC